CATCGCATCTTCCATAAGAGTTACTTGCTTGAAAATCTTTCTAGCTGGTTCTAAATATGATCTACCATAAGGTAGGTAATTTGTATCTGAAATTAGTCTAAAGTGTGCAATTTCGTAATTATCGAATTCTACTACTTTTGATTCATCTCTTCTTTTTGGTAAGTAATTAGGGTGCTGTGAAGAAGCTAAACCGTCAGGATCTAATCTAAAGTTTACTTTAGCCGGATTTTCTGGATCTGTTCCTTCTTCTCTAATCATATGGTAGACTGTATACGGTAATACGTTATATACTCCAAACTTCTCAGCTATTTCTAACTTTAAGAAAAAGTCTCCATACTTACACATGTTTCTTGTCCATGACCATAAGTTAAATTCTATATTTAATACGTCATAGAAAAGGTTATATAAAACTCTTTGTATATTTTCATCTGATGATTTTATTGCTAAAATCTCATTTTGATCGTTTTTAACTGTTGATTCATCAGCTATGATATCTAGAGCTGAGGCTATGATTGGATCTGTATCCATTGCTTCATAATCAGAATATAGCTGGATCCTTAATGTTTGATAATTAAGGTTTGGGTTAAAAATGTTTCTATTATTATAGATGTATAATCTACTAAATCTATCTACTAATGAGTTTGTTTGATATCTACCGGTAGATTGAATTTGATTAACATCAGCTACTTTTAACTGGTCTCCTCCAATATTTCTAACAACTACGTCGTTTGAAAATAGTCTTCTTAATCTACCAAATACGGATTTATCTGCCATCTATTTGAATTTATATATATAAATAGTGTTATTTTAAAAGCCAACGCAGATCTTCTTCACCACGGGCTGTCTTATAAAGATAAGGATTTTCTTTCATATTACCAACATTTCTCATAACAGCTTGATTTTTAGCATTTAGGTTATTAAATGAAGATAATTGAGCTCTAGCTAGGTCTATACCTTGCTGTCTTAATCTAAGTGCAGTATCTCTTACATATAGGGCAGTTGCACATGATATAATTAAATCATCGTTATACCTATCTTGTGCTTGTGCTTTTCCGTTTTTCCATATGAATACTCTCATTTCAGCCATTAATCTTTTAGATTGAATTGTAACTGAATGATCTCTTATGTATTCTATCATTTTAGCAATTACTAAGGGTCTTGTTCTGGCTGACATAGTAAACCCAGGTACAAGTTTATCTCTTTCAAATTTATGCATATAAGATTCTACTGATTCCATATTAGTTGTAGAACTATAATATATGTTCTTATACTCTCTTTCAAGTAACTGCTCTATGGTTGCCCATCCTATATTTGCATTTTCACACACAAGTAGTGCATCATTATATTCTGATGCTATACCTACTAATACATTTCCAAAATCTTTAGGTGAAAGTTTACCTTTATATTCCGCTACTTGAACACATTGATCTATATCAAATACGTGGAAGGCTGAGTAGTCTGTTGAATCACCTCTTGCTACATCGGCTACTACCATATAATCTTTTCTGTAATCTACACCTTCCCATACCCATAAGTTACCATCTACACCTCTTCTTTCAAGAGGATCCTTTTCATATGTTTGTTCATAGAAAGACATATCATCAGGTTCAAATACTGTATCACCAGAGGCTAAGAAATCACAATCACATTCCTGACCTGCCATTCTAGGACCTAGGTCTGAGTCTTGCTGGTCTCTCCATTTTTGATCTCTTTCTGGGTGAACAGTCCAAGGTAATCTTATAGGAAGAAAACTATTTTCTCTTGATTCAGCTTTTTCCCATGTTTGATGGAACCAGTTACCAACACCGTTAGGAGTTGATAGTGCCATACACTGCCCACCGGTAGCTAGGGTCTGTTGTGCGGCAGTAAATGTTTCATCTACGTTTTCTATAAATGCTGCCTCATCCATCAGTAATAGTGATACCGCTTCTGACCTTGCAGCATCTGGTGAGGATGATTTAGCTGTTATTTTAGATCCGTTTTTTAGTCTTAATGATAATTTATTTTTCTCAGTTGATGCTAACCTTAACCATTTTGGTAGTTGATCATACATAAAGATAACTTTGGTTACTAGGTTTCTAGCAGTTGCTTGAGTAGTAGCTAAAGCAAGAACGTTTTTATCTTTATGAAATAACATTAGCCACAAACTATATGCTGCAGCTAGAGTTGATATACCAAGCTGTCTTGATTTTAAAGTAATAATATATTGATTATCTTTAAAGAGGTTTAAAATTTTATCTTGAAATGGATATAGGTTAAATAAGATCCTCCCCCTTGTAGGGTGTTGAATGTGACAGTACTTTCTCATAAAGTACGCTGGATCTTTAGCACATTTGATATATTCTTGTGCTATTATTTTTTTTATATCTTTACTCATAACTATTTTATTCCTCCTCTAAATACTTGGGGTGCTAGCCCATTATTTAAGTTAATTGGATTGGAAAAAGATTTAGGATTTTCTCCTATGTAGTTTATTAATTGCTCTGGTGATAGAGACATAAAGCTACCAAAATTTTTAGATGTATCTACAAATATAAAATGATCTACTCCTTCTCTTTTAACATATGTTCCTGCATATACTTTTTGTAAGGCTACTCTTAAAGTATTTGTATCACTACTTGATTCGTCAGTTATATATGTATTAACTAATTCAGAATCATAAACTTGAGACAGTAAGTCTTTTAAATCTTTAACGGCTTGTTTATATCTATCAGGAGCTTGTTGTTGTATAGCTGGCATGAATCTGTCAGGTCTATTTTTATCTAATCCTAATTCTTCAACAGTGTCTAATATTTTTGCACCTCCAGTAAAAGAGTGGTCTCTTTTTCCTAATCTTGCTGCTGTTCCTTTTACTTCTAAATATTTTCCGTTCCAATCTAAATCTCCTTTTCCACCTTTCATCATTTTTACATCTCCTACTAATGTTGCCAAACCTATTTCAGCTTTTCCTACTCCTCTTCCTCCTTCTTGCCCTCCTATGTTGATAAGAAGTTGTACTGTATCAGAAGTTAATTTATCCTGTAAAGCTGAAACTAAGTTACCAGAAGCTCCTAATTGTGCAAAATTGATTGGCTTTTTAATATACTGCATGTAATCAGATAATTGATCATTATTAGATAGTACATTAAATACTCTTTGTGCAGCATCTCCAGATTCTAAAGTACTGTCATCTATATTTTTTGATTTAATATATTCAAAAAAACCATTTTGACTAGGTCTGTTTGAAATGTATTTTTTTATATGCTGTAGTGCTTCAGTATCGTTTTCAATAGAACTTAAAAGGGCTACTATATCATCTTTAGTTATTGGTTTAGCCTCTTCAGTTAATTCAGAGATTAATTTATCAAGTACTCTCTTATCTTTCGAATTATTAATGTCCGGAACACCTGATTCAGTTCTCCAGGCCCATTCAGTATAGAGCTTGTCTGTTATATTCATTATGCTTCTGGTTCTTCACCTGCTTCGAAGTCTACAGGTTCGTCAGATAAATCTGCTGGTTCTGCTGCTGGTTCATCTCCTAAGTCATCCCCTCCTGTATCAGTTCCACCTTCTCCTCCTGGAAAGTCTCCTCCTCCTGTATCAGCTGATCCAATGTCTGCTGCATCTGCTGGTTCTTCTTCACCAGCTCCTTTCATTGGAGCTTCTCTATATAGAATAGCTAGTTTATCTAATGCTTGCTGGTAATCAGCTATATTTGAAAGTAAGTATCTTTTGCCAAGTATCTGAGCCTCAAAAGTTTTACCTGTCCATTTTAAAATATAATCTTGACCGTTTTTAAGATTTACTCTAAATGAAGTAGGTCTTGGTGAAATCCAATCTATACTATCTACAAACTCTTTAAAATCATCTGTTTGTAGTTTTGTTATAGCAGCTTTTAATGTAGGAAATCTACCTAATATAGTGTCGGTAGCATCTTCTAGTACTGCTCCTTCTTCTTCACCTGGCTCTTCTGGTTGTGGTTCTTCGTCTTCTACTTCATCTAAAAGTGATTCATTTAAGGATTCGTATTCATCTAAGTTATGATCTATTACAGTTATACCTAAAAAACCAAACTCTTCTATTACATCGTTAGCAGTTCGTTCGTCAGTAAAATAAAAAACATTAGGATCATTAACCTCAAATTCACCTTTATATTTATCGTCTAAATGAGCAAGAGCATATCTTGCATCTCTTATAGTAGTTTTAATGTAGTACATCCCTTCAGGAGCTTCATTAAGCTCTACTAATACTTCTTCGTATGCTTCTAATATTATTTTATTAAGATCTTTTTTCTTCATTTTTTTCTTTTTCAGCTTTAGTAGCATATATTGCTTTTCTTTGAGCATCTGATTTGTATTTACCTTCTTCAAAGTAATCTTGCTTGATAGTATCTAAATCTATATCGTATTCGTCTGCTAAATCCATAATAATTTCAGCTGCTTCAATAGGTGTTGTTTCTCCAGATTCTATAGCTCTCTGTCTAATAATTGCATGAATTTCTTCCATATCACCTCTACCTTCAGTTAATTCTTGGTCTTTTCCTATATTAGAAACATCTTGATCTAACATATCTTCAAGTTTTCTTTTTTTAGCAGTTAGATCTTTTAATTGATCAACTACAGATTTATCACCTGCTTTATACTGTTTAGCAAGTTCTTTCATTTTATTAACTAAAAGATCGTAAGCTTTTTTCGTTTTACCAACTCCTTCATCTACTTTTCCTTTTCCTCCACAGTGTGGACAATCATCAGGACAACCACAGCTTCCATTTACTATTGGATTATCACAGCATGAACAAATATCTTCTCCTTCTTTAACAAACCTACTACTATTACTAGCAAAATGTGTATGCATCTCATCATTAAATTCTTGAAGTTCTGCATCGTTCATATAAGGGTAAATTTTTTCTCTTAAATAATTAATAATGTCTCTAGCATTTTTATATCCCGTACCTACATTATCGTCAGCATCTCCTATTTCATTTTCATTCATACCTAATTTATCTTTTTTCATAGCTTCTCTCTCTTCATCACTAAGTTTAGTATATTCTCCTTTCTCAGGATAGTGGTTTCGACCATAGTCGTCTTTTTCTTTACTTTCGTACATTCCTTCTAGATCTTCTTCGTCCATTTCAAAACCATCTAAATCTAAAGCATATCCATATCCATGACTTCCATCTTGACCAGTTATATGATATCCGTTAGGGTATTTTTGAATACTAGTAATATTGCCGTCATCATTAGGATCTTCTTCTCCTAACTCATATGTTTTACCGCCCACTGTTAATTTTCTAAGCTTTGCAGGTTTGTACATATCTTCATTATCGTCGGTTTCTTCTTTTTTAGATAATGCTGCTTTTATACTATCAAGATCTATATCACCGTGTTTGTCGCTTAATTTTTTAGCAGCTTGATATGCTCCATATCCCATACCCATTAGAGTTACAAATTGAACTAATAAATCCGTAATAGAAGGATCTACTGCTTCTGATAAATCTGCTGGTGCATCTGCTGGTTGTTCACTTACTGTAGTATCGTATTCAGTTTCTCTTAGATCTGCATTTTTATCTCTACATGCATCTCTTAATTCTTCGTCTGATATATCTTTGACTTTCTCTGGTGTAGTATTTAGAAAGTCTATGCAATCAGCTCTTGTCATCTTATCAATAGGGGGACCGTCAGGGGCTTCATTTTTAGATTTTTCTTTATCCATCATAGCTTTTATAGCTATTAATGTGTTTTGATCTTTTCTTGAAAGATTATTAAATCTTCTTCTCTCTAAATCTTCTTCGTCTCCTGGTTTCATTTCAGAAGTTAGTTTAACATTAGCTCCTTTATCAGCTAAATCTTTAGCTTTGGCTTCATCATCAGTATAGACTACACCCTTATCTACTTCAGATAATTGTTTCTCTAAAGATTCTTTTAATACTTCTAGGTTTTTTACAGTAATTTTCTCTGTTGGTTTAACAGAGCCGTTTTTTAACTGTTCTAATGTAGATTCACATTTAGATAGACGGTCTTTTATCTCTTGATAAGTCATTTGCAAATGTTTAATTATATACGTATATAAATAAATAGATACTTATTTCGATTATCTATTTTTACAGGTTTTTATCAGACTGTGATCATAAACTATTTTAATTCTAGTAGGTATATTTAAGAATATACAACAGTAAAATCTAGTTCTACCATCTATGATATAGTACTTTTTATTTAATTCTAAAAATAATAAAGGATGATAGGTGTTATTTTTAACTAATTCGTAAATTTCTTCAATACTGTATCCTCTTTCTATTTCCCTTGGATATAAAATATCTCTTTCTTTTACTATATTAATAAAATTAGTGCTACTTTTTTCAGTTAAAGCACGCTCTAATATTTCTCTACATTTAACTGTGTTTGTAAAATTTAGGACTTCTTCAAATTTAGATGTTTCGTAAATACTTTCTTTCGTATTTTTAATAACATCTAGTACACAATCTTCGTTTAAATTTCTTACAAAATTTCTAACGTCAGGATGCCATTGATTAAATAAATTTTCTACATCAATGTTATCGTATAGTGATTTACTTACTCTTGCCACCTTTCATATTAGCACACCAATGGTACATTTTTCCTTTCTCACCGCCATACTTTTTTGCTTTTGCTCTAAGTGAAGATACAGAACCCTTACAACTAGCCCCTGATTTTTTTACACGGCCAGGCCTAGATTTACCTTTCTTTTTACCGTCTTTGAAGTTCTCTAAAGCATGAGGTGAATTATCATGATTACACTTATGGCATAAGTATATGTGATCTCCTCCATCAGCTTTATTCCAAGTCCATCCACAGTTTTTACATTTAACTTTAGAATTTTTAACTCCTTCATCATATAGCTCCCAATCTTTTTCCTCCCAGTCTTGTGGTGCTTTACCTTTAACGTATTCTTCTCCTAAAAAATCTTCTATAAGAAGTTCGTTAACTAGCTTTATTAGTTGGGATTTCTTCATTTCTTTTTACTAACTCGTTTAGTATTAAATGCTTTTTTCTTTTGTAAGTAGAATTAGAATACATCTCTTTTAATTCTTCTGTTTTAAAACTAGCAGGTGGGTAGTGTCTCCATGTGAACTTCTTACCTACAATTTTACCTTTTGAATCTCTTTTATATTCTTTTGTTGATAATTTTAATTTTATAGACATTAACTTTCTTTATTGATTTTACGACCTGCTTTTACGGCATCTTTATGTGCCTTTGAATTTTTATGAGCTGGTTTCTCACCTCTTGCTCTTTTAGCTCTAATATTAGCCCAGAGTCCTGGTTTCTCTTCCTTGAGCTGTTTTAATGCTTCTTTTAAATTCTTCATACTTTATAATTTATCTGAGTGCATCATAAGCATTCTTATAATAATAGCAACTAATGAACCAAAAATAATCCATAGAGCTCTATTTACCCCATCTTTCCATTTTTTGATTACTTCTATTTCTGCCATTTGGCTTCTAAACTCTTTTTCATTGTCCTGTAACTCTAATCTATACTCGGTATTTTTGTTAGAATTTACGATAACACCATTTTCTGGATTCAATAAAGTGTATTTAAGGTCAGAAATATCTTCTTTCATATCTTGCATATCGTCGAGCATTTGTTTTAGCTCGCCATTAGGCATATGCTTTTTGATATGTTTAATCTCTAACAGTAAATCCTCTAGGAGTTCTTTCTGTGTCATGATGTAATTTTATATATAAATATAGGTTATTACAGATCGGAGATTCTCTACGTATGTTTTTAAATCTTTAAGTATTTTCTCTTTATACTCTTTGTTCATACCTCCCCAATCTTCTACAGTACCATCTTCAGTAACAATGGTATTCGTATCATTAATTGATTCTAAAACCCAATTTTCTATGTCATCGGCAAATGCAAATGTTACCGGACATAATTTTTTTCTCGTATTCTTGGTATAAACCTGTCTTACGTAAATTTTTTTCAAATTCAACAGTACATGGGTCAAAACAGAAACCATGAATCTTATACATCTTTTGTGCAAGATGATGCTTCATTGAACCTCCACATTTTGTGCAAGTAAGAGGTACC